CTTAGTTGGGTCTCCTGCTGCTGTGTTCTTCTTCTTCATAAGCTTGCCCTTTTCAGGCATAGCAACGCGTGGCTTTGAACCAGTTGCGTTCTTTGGCTCAGCAGAAGTAGGTGCCAGCGGAGCTGGGTTCTTCTTAGAATCTGTCTTCATTTATTTTCCTTTGCAAAGGGGGTTAAATAACGATAAGGCATTTAAGCGCAAAATAACTGCTCAACCTGAAGCTGAAACAACAAATACGATGGCAGAAATCTGTCCATCATGGCTTTCAATGCTGGCAAATCCTGGAATACAGCTCAGGTCTAATCCTCGTGGCGCTGTGTAGCCTCGTGCAATTGCAATTGCTTTAACTGCTTGATTTACGGCTCCTGCGCCTACAGCGCGAATCTTGCAGCCACGAGTCTCATAGATACTGTGGGCGATTGCAGATGCTACGGCTTGTGGATTGCTTCCTGCGCCTACGCGAAGGATGCCTTCATCTTCTTTTACTACGTCAGTCATTATTACCTCTTATGCTCGAATTAGTATTACCCCTAAATTATGGGGAACTAAGAGGTGTATGTCAGGTTAAACGGTTCGGTAATCAATTGGAGTTGGCGCTGTAGCCCAAGTTCCACATAATTCGCACTCCATATCAAGCATATAAAGCGAAATTTCACCATCTTCAAAGGTTGCTTTTACCTTCCATAAAAAAGAACCGCAAGGACATACGTGAAGGGGCGCTTCCTTATCTCTAAGGTCAAGAGGCATCTAACTCAATCTTTCCATCTTTTTGACCTTGCATAATAATAGGGGACACATAAAAAAGAAACTCACGGGTGTAACAAGTTTCGCAACCGCAATAAGGTAGCCCAGATAAAACCTCAGGTTCTTCTACATCTTCATCACCATAAATGTAATAATTTTGCAAACTATCTACGTACTCATTAACGCCTTCTTGAAGGGTTTCTGCCCACTTTTCATCATTAATAACAAACTTCATTTACCGCCCCACCCTCCGCCTTTAAAATGTGTTGGTGTAGCACGGAACACTTTGTTCAAAAACTCCCCGCAAATATCGCATGTGGGACGTTGGTTCTCCTCAAAAGAAAAGAACTTCTCAACAGTAACATCACATCGTAGACAAGTAAAGTCATAATTAGGCACTGTGTGTTATCCTCGTTGTGTGGTACTGGCATGTTTTATACATTTTGCGGTAATAATAAGATTTATCTGATGGTTTTTCTACCACCCCTGGAAGTTTTTCATTGCACTCACATACTTTTCTGTACTCTGTTTCTAAACGTTTAACTTCTTCTTTGGCATTAAACAATTCTTGTAAAAGTTTATGGGCTTCTTTATACATCTGGCTCTCCATATCCTGCGGCTCGCAATAAATTAACAAAATCTTCTAGGCGTACAAGTGTAACCCATTCAGTAATACTAGCCTCTCCTTGTCCATTAAGGCGCAAAACTGCTACTGGTAAATCTTTACCATTGTGCCTGTCTTTAAGCTGTTTGATGGTGGCGCTTGGTGAAAAATCTTTGCGGGCTTTAACTTCCCAATCAATTCCAATAGTGCCAGTAATATCTGTTCCACTACGACCAGCCCCCGTACTTTCAGCAAAAGGGAATCCATGTTCGGCTAAGTACATAGCTACTACTTTTTGCGAACGATACCCTCTATGTTTTCTTGACTGACTAGGCACTGTAACGGCTGCCTCGCATACGGTCACGGTCTCCTGAGGTACGTCGTGTTAGTTCACGGCTTACTAAGCTGTAGTACCGCTCCATGTTGTCCTGTGTAGTCTCCATAAGCTTACGGTACGCGTATGTGTAGTTCTTAGCCTTTAGCTTATCTTGGATATCTGTTTGGGCAAGTACGGCAGCTTTTAAAAGCCCAGCTTTTTCGGTGCTTTTACCCGTAGATGTAGCTAGTAACGCACGAGCCTCTGTAAGGTCGTAATCGTTCTCTGCCTCTAACTCCGCTATTTGAGCACACGCAGTCTGTGTACGCATCATGTTGTAGTTCTCCATGTATTTGGATGCCATCACCATAAGGTCTTGGTCATCTACCAAAGTAATGTCTTCTGGAAAATCTGGCATTTCAATATTTAGGGTTTTTCTTACCAGTAAACCTTGGCGTTCTAAAACGGCAATAATCTCTTCGCTGACTCCCGTAGCCTCAAGCTTGAACATCGTCATACCCCTTACATTGATAACAGCCTTCGTTAGGGTCAATATTACAGGTGGGTGGTTCTTTGTTGTCAACCGCTGCCACAATGTTTTTAGCGGCTTCTAAAATATGGCTAATACCAAAATCGCTTTTAGGAACAACAAACTCTTTAGCTTGTTGATTAGACTTGTTTTCATACAAAAACAGCGCTTCTTGTGGTTGCACTGGCAAGTTTATAAGCTCAGCTAACTTCATATACATTTGCGCCTGTTTAATATGGCTCATAAAAGGAGCATTTAACGCCTTCCACATATCATCAAGGTTGCCACCGTGCTCTGCCATAAGTTGTGGCGCTTCAAATCTAAAGGTTCCTGCTCCAATTGATTTAATCTCAAGCAACAAAGGCTCTCCAAAACCTACAAGAATTCCATCTGCGTGACCAGCAATGCGCAGTGGTTCATAGAATAGTGGCACCTCTAAATAATCAAAATGCTTAGGGTCAACTTTAATGTTGTGGTCTGAAGTAGTGCCAGTAAATGTTTCTCCACACTCATTGCATATAAACTTTCCCCAAAGCACTTCCATCTCTTTAAAGATGTTCTGCCACCCTGCGTGAATGTCATGTCCTACTTGGAAAACACGTTTTTGACTAAGGGTTACGCGGTACTTGCTTGGTGGAGGTGAAAAACCAAGTAATTGGAAGTATGAACTACGGTGGCACCAATCATCTTTAACCATAGCTGACGGGTGAAGCACATCAGAACGACGGTCATTAGGTGCGGGCTTAGCAATAAGATGGCGCTCTACGGTTGTAAGGACGCGAGACTCTTTCTTACCTGCGTCAATAAATCGTTTAAGACTTCCTGTTGCCTTAAACTTTTCTTCCTTTGCTGTCATTCTTAAGCACCCACTCCTTTAATGTAAGCCCTACTTTAGCAGCTTTTCTTTTCAATGCATTACGTTCACGATGGCTCATGCCACCCCATATACCGTGTTGCTCATCCATCTCTTCTGAATAAAACAAACATTGAAGTCTCACAGGACATTCAGGTGCACCATCTTTACCAAAACAAACAGATTTTGATTTGTCCGCAATTTTTTTATATTTAGTTTTATCTCGTGGTGGAAACCATAACTCAGTATCCATTCCACGGCATTTAGCTAGGTGCCACCACTCTGAGTCGGTGGAACTTTGATATGACAAGTGCACTCCTGAAGATTCTGGCGCATTTCCAAGAAATCATCTTCAGTAAGCAATACATAATTATTCTCGTTAAGACTGACACCTAGAACAGGCATTCGGCTATCAAGAATTGCTTCGTTGACAATTTTCTCCAGAACTGCGGCTTTAACAGTAAAGGAGGCTTTGCCCGTCCACTTATGTTCAATAAGAAGGTCGCTACTACGAACATCACCTTTACGATTCCAAAAAGCTCCACTGGCAGCTGTTCGCTTACCGTCAACTTTTTTGGCTAGTCGTACCTCGTGCTTCATAGACTGTTTCTGACCTTCACTCCTCATCGGAGTCATCTGCTACAAACTTAGACCCAGCTTTAATTGAGTCTAGTACGTCGCATTCTAAGGTTTCTTTCAGGTCTAACTCTTCCCGTATGGAACCTAGCATAGCATCTGCGCCCATCCACTGGCGAGTCTCGCCATTGATGTCGTAACGGTAATAAGCACCTGCTCTAGTAATGACTTTATTAATAATTCCCATAGCCACTATTTCCTTAGCAAAGTCATAATTACCACGGTCTACAGGCCCCCCAGGGGCAAAATAAAAGTCCACAAAAGCTGTCTGTGATGGTGGGGCTGACTTGTTCTTAAGGGTGCGAATTTTAATGGTCTGTCCTACGCGGTGCTTTTCCTGACCAGTACCAGCGTCAATCCATTCATCGCGCTTAATCTCAATGCGGGTAAAGAAAGCGTAATCTTTGCCCTTGCCACCTGGGGTAGTACGTGGGTCGCCATACATAACTCCAACCTTGTCACGCCATTGGTTAATCATGATGCCAATAAATGGTCGTTCATAATCAATCAACGAACGCTTAGACGCAATTCCAACCTTGCGGAAAAACTTATTAGTCAGCATGGCACCTCTGCCTACTGTGAATTCCTCCATTTGTTTCTCGTCCTCTGCACTAGGAACCAAGGCAGGAAGGGAATCAATAACAACGCAATCAACAGCCTTGCTTTCGACCAACTCAATAACCGCTTCATAAGCTTCCTCCATAATATTTGTTGATACAACATAGAGGCGCGATAAATCAACACCGCACATCTCTGCGTACTCTGGAACCCATTGTTCTGCTGCAACCCACACTGTGGTGAACTCTGGATTTTTTGCTTGATTTGCTGCAATAGTCTTTAGCGCAATAGCAGTTTTACCGTTAGATGCCTCTCCAACAATTTCGTGCCATTGATTGACAGGCCAACCACCACCCAGTGCTACGTCAAATGCAATTGACCCCGTAGTAATACGAGACATAACATCATCTCTAATATCTTCTCCAAGAACGATTGTATTTGCGCCAAGTTTTTTATTAATCTTATTAATAATTTTTGCTAACTCTGGGTTAATTACCATTAAATATGTCCAATGATTGTCTGTGGGTTAAATCCACCTGATGCTATTTGTCGTGCTGGTTGGGCTGGTCCTGATGCTTGTGGGCCTCCAACGATGCCTTTACCAACACCTGAACCTGATTGTTGAATTGGGTAACCGCAGTCATAGCAACGAGGTTTGTTTTCTCCGCCACCTGTGTAGTTTCCACTACCGCAACCTGGACAGCGAGAAGCTGTAGTTGCACTTCTTGGCAACTGATGGTCTCTTACCTCTGGCGGCAGATACGGGGGCTGCTGCTGTGTAGGTGGATATGAAGTAGGCTGTTGAGGCGCTACGGGACGTGGAGCTGCGGGCTGTTGTTGAGCTCCTAATTTATCTGCCCACCAGTTATTGCTCATCTTCCTCCTTATATACAGAACCCAAACGTAGTGCATGGGTATGAAAAATATCAAGCTCTATACCCACTGAAAATGCAGTAACAAGAGCAGAAAAACTAACTGCTTTGTAGAACTCAGTCATGGAATCAAGTTCTTCTTCGCTAACATCTTCTTCAAAATCATCTGCAAATTCTCGCATTTGCGTGGCAACAATAACTTTTGCATTAAGCTCACTAACAATGTCTATATACGGAAGAAGGTCATCAAGGGCAGCTAATCTTATATGGCTATCTTCTACTTCCTTTTCGTTTCCCTCTTCACTTACTGGAGTTAAACCAAGCAGCACGGCAATCTCATTAGGCTTATCAATACTTAAATCGTATAGACCCCAACGAGTAATAGTGCTAAAAGGAACTTCTACGTTGGAATGCTCATGGGTAGAACGACGAAATAACCTGTCAAAAAAATTCATTTAGCCTCTCCCCAACGTTGAACTGTAGTGATGTCAGCAATCAATGGGACATCCAAAAGTTGGATTCCCTCCATTGCGTTACGAATAGCTTCTGCGGTCTCTTCCGCCTTGCTATCGGGGGTAAGGGTCACAAGCTCATCGTGAACGGTGAGTAATAGTCTAGCTTCTTTTGGAATCATATCCTGGGCGCGAATCATGGCAAGCTTAATAATGTCTGCTGCTGAGCCTTGTATACGAGTGTTAAAAGCTTGGCGTTCTGCACCTGATTTGATACCAAAATTAGAGGAGTTGATATCAGGCAGGTATCTACGGCGTCCTAACAAGGTAGATACGTAGCCTCTTTTGCGTGTGCTATTGACAACCATAATTCGATACTTGTTAACCGCGTTAAACTTTTTAGAAAAGTCATTAAGAAGCGTTTTTGCCTCTGTAACTGTACATCCAATGGAGGCGGCAATCTTGTCAGGGCCTACGCCGTATGCCATAGCAAGCACAAGAACCTTGCCTGCTTTGCGGTCAACTCCCATAGCGTTACCTATAGTTGTGTATATGTCATCGCCATTTAAATAATTCTTCATCATAATCGGGTCTTTAGCCATGGATGCAATCACTCGCGGTTCAATCTGTGAGTAGTCAGCCACTACAAGTTTGTATCCTTCAGGAGCGTAGAAAAGGTTACGAATAGCTTTACCGTGGGCTGTATGGGGCGCAGGAACGTTTTGAAGGTTGGGATTACGGCTAGAAAAACGCCCAGTCTCGGCACCATGCTGTACAAAATCGCAATGAATTTTGCCGTTAATAAGCAAACTTTCTTTATGCTCAACTTTAATCTTGCCTGCGGTTGTGCGAGTTACATCCCCACCTAAATAAGGAATAACATAAGTAGTAAGCAACTTATTTAAATCAGAGTATTCAAGGAGCGCTTTTACAAGTGGGTTAGCATCTCTATAGGGCTCTAACGCATCAGCAGCCACAGAGTAATCAGATAATTCTAAAGGCTCCCCTTCCATATCTTTTGACTTTCCTTTAGGGGTGAGAATTTTAGCTTTAAGTCCTTGACCGCCGTTTTCTTTTTTACCGTATAAAAGTTCTTGCTTATCTGGGTTGGAATTAATGTTAAACACCTTGCCAGCGATACGGTAGATGTCAGAACGCGCTTTTTCAATATCAATCTCAAGCTGTGCGTGGAGTATCTCTAGTTGACTAATATCTATGGGGGCGCCAGCTAACTTCATATGGCATAAAACTTTAAGGACGCCCATCTCTAAATTCATTACATTGGTTAGCTGTCCTTCTTCTAGCTTCTTTTGAAGTACGTTTCTGTAAAGCAAATACGTGTATTTAGCGTCAAGGTATGCATACTTAGCTACATCTTGGAACGAATACTTTTCAACCTCTTTACCGATGCCCTTAACCATGTGGTACCCAAACTCTCGGGCTAAACAATCATCAAGACCGCATCTATTTTTATTTCGGTTATCATACAAAAACGAAGCAATCATCGTGTCAAAATACGGGCCTTTAGGAATTTCTCCACCGTAATACTTAGCGATAGAAGTTAAATCAAATACTAGGTTGTGACCTACAAGTGTTCTACCTTCTCCAAACATCAATGGCTTTAGCGCAGTAAATACTTCTGCGGGTAAAAGTTGTTTTGGTGGTGGACCAAATGTAACTGTGGCTTTTTTCTTATCTCTAGAATAATCAGATTCTCGTGCGTTAAGACCAGCATCTACGCGTTTTTGACCTTGCCCTGTCAAAGGAAACTCTTCTGTAAGAAAATCACCGTTAGGGTGCCCTAAAGCAATAACATCACCACGTCCATGTGTGGCTAATGAAATCCATAAAACTTCGTTAACAACTGTGACTCCACGTTGTGGGCCAACAGTTTCTAAATCGTAAGCAAACGAGTCTTGTTGTAAGTAGTGCGCAACCATCTCATCAAGTTGTTCTTTGGTGGTAATAATATTCATGTATCCCCTTAAAAGCAGAAGGGCTAGGCCAAGGGGTAACAGCCTAGCCCTTCTACAACCGATGTTAGATTAAAGCGTTTGCAACTTCAGTAAGTTCCTCAACTGAAAGTCGACGAAGTGATGATGCTTCAAATGGAACCATCTCTGCGATAGCAGCTTCAACCTTGTCCTCTTCAATACCATAGTCTTCACTTAAATCGCGTCCCTTAACTGGATTAAGGGTATACACGGTATTCATCATTTGACCGCGACGTGCCACAGCCCAATAGTTCTTGGAAAGCGGACCTGCAGGTGAATGATGTGCTGCATGAAGTGATTTAAAGAATAATGGAGAAACAATAAGCTTTGTCATTGTTGTTTCTGTAGGCGTTAAAACAGCAACAGAGAACGCATACTTCTTCTCTGGCTTATGAATAAGCTTTACGCACAACGGGCAACCGCTTCCTAGGCAAACGTATGAACGCTGACCTTCTGTTTTTTGTGTAAGGAAGTGTTGACTATAAATAGCGTATGGGCCGTCTGGGTCCAAAAACTTAATAACTTGAAGGACTTCAGAAATTTTAAAATCTTTTACATATTCTTTTGGTCTTACAGCTTCTTCTGCTGCATCCCAGCCAGACTTGATTGCATCTGTACCGTTATCTGGGCGACCATCAACTTCTGCGTTTTCCATTGAAAACTCATCAATTACTGGTGTGAACTCTTCTGTTGCTTGAACTGACATGTGTACTACTCCTTTTAATTTGTTTGAACTGCTAGTTTTGACCTGCATTTTGTGTTTCTGTAGCCAGGATATTACTCCAAGCCTCGGCTATCTCAATACTGAGATTACGGTGTACTGCCCAGTCTATACGCTTGACTTGTAAAAGTCCAGCTTTATTAAAGAGCTGTACCGCCGCTTCAATCATGGCTCGGCTATAAAGGCGTCTTCCTTTATGGTCTTCCCCATGAACGTTCTTTTTAGTGGGTAGTCGGTAAGGGGCTTTAGGTAAATAACCTTTTTCGTTCCAAACCCGTATTGAAACAAACGGTCTTCCTAAAGCTTGAGCTAGCGCACCTACAGTGAAAAGTTCAACATCCTTTCCGTTAGGAAGTGTCTTTACCTGAGGCTTTGCATCCCATTGCTGTATTTCCACGTGGTCAACAGATTTTGGGGCAGCACTATCGCGTCGCTTTCTTTTGCTTCCTGGATAAAAGACGTCCAAATCCGCAAAAACATTATCAATGTAATCGTCTGTCATTCTTTAACCAAGAATGCATACGAAACTTTAAGTGGGAACATTAGTGCAATGTCCTCTTCTGTTAACTCCTTTTTGTATAGGGCAGCCATAATTGCTTCTGAATCTAATGTGGGTTTATCTGGCATACAGGTAGCTTTTAAACCCTTTTCAGTAATGATGCGCTCTGCGACCTCTGAGTCAAGTGGGTTTGATGCCTTGCGTTGTTTGGTAAGTGTTACGCCATCAACTTCTAAAATAAAATGTCCGCTACCGTTTACTTCACCTGCTGACTCAACAGCTTCTAAAAGGCGTTTTTTTAATTCTGATTCTCGTTCTGACATCAACTTTAACTCTTGCTTGAGCGCAAGGTACTGTTTAACAGTAGAAGTAAGTTCGTTGCTTTCCATGTATCCCCTTTGTTATAGGGTTACATTATTGACTTAGCTACTTGTTGTCAACTAGGTATGTTTCAAGCGCGTTAAGAATCACGCTTGTTACCGTTACGCCCTCTGAAAGCGCCTTCTTCTGCACAGCTTTCCATAGGTCATCAGGAACGCGAATTGTGCGTGTGGGGGTCTTAGGTGCGTTAGGCATTGAATAATTCTACCAGCTCACACAGTAGCAAGGGTTAAGAACTGCTTGAGGCTTCCTACTGTAAGCGGGACCCCGCCCTTATCATCTATACCTTCACCATCAATAATGGCGTTAGCAACGGATGTTTTCTGTTGTAAAGCGTCATATTGGCGCTCTTCTACAGACCCATCAACAATTAAATCTTGAATAACAATTGTCTTCCATGTAGAAGACGCTCTTACAATACGCCCGTTTCGTTGAGTTGCAGAGCCTGAACTCCAAGGTAGGTCGTAATTAATAAGGAGATTGGCAGCGGGCAAGTCCACGCCGTAACCACCAGCGTCAGAAGATATAAGGACGCGAATTTCAGGTAGATTGTTAAAGGCAATTTTATTCTCCTCTTTAGCCTTAGCGTCTAACTTACCTGAGTATAGACGGCACCGTTCATTACCTAAAGCATCGGCTATTTTGTCAAGCATGTCTACATAAGTGGCAAAAATTACTACCTTATTTTCTTCATTTTGGTCTAAAAAGTTAGTTACATATTCAATAAGGGTATTAAGTTTTACTGAATTCTCAACACCGTCTAGGGCGCCATCAATAACAAGCTCATTAGCATAAGCAGAGCCTTCCCCACCTGTTTGTAAATATTTTTTAGCGCTGGTGCGAAGCAAATCTGGGTGGGAGCAAAGCATCTTGAGGCACCCAATTTTAGACATAATTTTTCCACGCATTTCATCTTCAGGACCACTACGACGGTTTTCAACTCCGTAGTGCGCCAAGATATTAAATGAACCACCAAACATTGCTTGCGCGTCATTTAAGTCTTGCATCAAATCTTTTTGTATACGGCTATATAACTTTGCGGACTTTCTATCAAAAATAACTTTGATTGGGTCTTTGTGGATTGACTCTGGGAGAAACGGGGCAACGTCTGGGTCTTTTTGCGCTTTACGAACCGATGCTTCTTTCATAACATCATGAAGCGTAGGCAAATTAATGTAGCGTTCTACGCCGCCCCAATTGTTACGCACGATAAATGTGCGGTCAAAATTCTCAAAGCTTCCAAGAACATCGTTATCAACAAACTGCATGATGCTATACAGTTCTTCTGGCTTACCGTTTTCAATAGGAGTTCCAGTAAGGGCAAATTTAAATGGGGCGTTACTAAGCTTTTTTACTTGTTTAGACCGCTTAGACCGAAACGACTTGATAGCTGTTGCTTCGTCTAATACTACAAATCCTCGTGGGAGTTTTTTGACTTTATCCCAGTCGTTAACAACTTGCTCGTAATTAAGGATGATGTAATCAACCTTTGAATTGCGCCAGTCGTATGCTTTTTCGTATTGCTCTGCTCTTTTTGCTGGCGTTCCATCAATGACCAGAGCGTGCGAAGTATCATTGGTAAACTTCCTAATTTGATTTGCCCACTGATATTTAAGTGAGGATAAACAGACTATCAAACCTGGTTCCACAATTTGGCGTGAATCCATAAGACGTTCTACGGCTGCAATGGTCAAAACAGTTTTGCCTAGCCCTAGGTCGTAGGCAACCAACATCTTCTGTCTTTCGCACATGCGGTCAACAGCTTCTGGTTGATACGGAAGAAGTGTTCCCGTAAAAGTCATGAGGTTACCCTAACAGGTCCTTAATTTGACCAATAAGAGCCTGCATATCATTGTCGTTATTATTTGTAATAACGGCATCCCAATCCCACAAATCCATATCTGTCTCTGATATATGGTTATTAACAGGTCCTACTCCAGGTCGATTAATACGCCAAATTTGTGAATTTTCAATCTTTTTAATTTCTTCGGCTTCATTTTGAAACCTAACATCGGTGATGACTATGCGTTTGGTGGGGTTAATGGTATTTAAAACTTGGTTAACCCAAAAATTTTCACCAAACAAAGTCCTTGCTCCAACTCCCAAATCTTGTAGGAGACGTCGCACTTCTGGTGCTGTGGTCTTTGCATTTTCCCAACCTTGGGAGTCAACTAAATCTTGAAGCCTAAATACTGGGTTACCATCGTTAATGAATGGGTCCATCTCGTATAAAAGTTTGCGAATGTTACTTGCAAACGCAACGTTTTCATATCCGTGCAAGCCAATCAACATCCCCGCAACAGTGTCTTTTCCTGACTGTGCGTATCCCGATAACCCGATAATCATAAAAATGCTCTTTTCCCGTGTATTGAATGACGTGCGTTTTCAAGGCCAAACATTATCTCAGCTTTACTCATCCCGCCAATATCTTTCATATCTGTATTATCATAATTAAAAAACCAACAGTCAAACCCCATAGCTTTGGAATACTCAAGCAGCGCCATTGATGAGCTAATTCCAGCTTGGTCGTTATCCATAGCAAAAGTAATGTGGTTGGCGCCTCTAATAAGATTAATTTGGTCCTTAGACACCGCAGAACCACAGACGGCAACTCCACCCAGTACACCTACGGAAGCAAGACGAGCCACGTCTAAAGGTGACTCAACAACAACCATGTTGGGTCCATCGTAACGGTGGTATCCAAATAATGTAGATGATTTGTTTATCTTTGGTGGGTAGTTATTAAAGCGCCGTTCTTTAAACCATTTTTCTTGCCAACCAATAAGCTTATTAGTGTATGGGTCGCGCATAGGAAGAATCCAACT